CCTTTTGAATAACTGCTCCTCTGTATTGAGTTTAATTATTTCCTTTTGGAACTTAGCATCTGAAAGGACTTGACGAATAATTGAATCGACATCTAAATCAATAACATTCTGAGCTAATTTTCTGAGTTGCTCAAACATATTATTAAGTTATTTTTTCTTTGTCGCTTTCTTTTCAGCTTTCAACCTTGATTCACGAGCCTTTTCAGCCTCTTTAGCTTTGTCAGCTTTTATCTTGTCGTTAACTTTCTTCTGATCTTCTAGCTCCTTTTGAATAGTGTCCCATATTCGGGAGGCGTCCAGATTTTTTCTGAACGCTCCCCTCTTAATACAGGATTTTAACCAATCTTTAAACTCGCTTTTTGACCATCCTTTAAAGCCGTCGATATTCCATTCGACATTCTGCACTTCTAGTATATTAGCCATAAATCAATATTAAACTATTGCCTTGGATGTTGTTTGCCCTCTCTTTAAATCTAAAGGAGAAAAAACATTTTTTGCCTTTCCTTGGATTCTAAAAATGTCTGTAGCTGTCTCGGCTGCGTGAGTGTAAGTATATGTACCAGGTGTTACGGCGTCGGTAAATGTCAACAATGCAACAACGCCGGGGGTCGTTTCGTTGTAACCTTCCATATCTGCAAGTAATACTCCCGCAACTTCTTGACGTGATCCGAGTCCATCATTATCAAGATACATCTTGATAGTTCCACCTGTAGTTGATGGGTCGCCAACGAACTCAAAATTAACGTCTCTCAAACCTCTTTGTTTTGTAAGGTCTGGCGTAATTTGTCCCGCCTCAATAAAGTCAACTTTATCATTGCTTGAAGCTCTTTCATAATCCCAAGAGATAGTCATCTTGTTAGTACCTTCGTCATTTCGTGGACTGACTTGGATAACTAGGGAGTTTTTAGCAATGTCGCGACCTTTTAAAGTTGTGGCACTTGCACCCTCTCCAATTAGATTACCCGCCCTATCGATAATGAACATTTGCTCTTCCTGGCAGATATGAGTTCTAATTTTAGCCTCCATTACGTTCGGTTGTGATGTGTAAAGTACGATTGTAGAGGTCACTATACCTCTGTTTATCTCCTCCTTTGATCCATCAGTAGCCTCGTCGAAAGAACTATCGCCTTGCGTTTGATCGAAATTCTTAACATCAAACAAGGGATACAATCTGTCTATTGGTTCTTCAGCTAAAAATAAAGCGTCAAATCCCGCTTGATCCAATGCTGCCGTGTCCACTACTAAGGCCGTCCCGTCCTTCTTTGTCCTCGATGCAAATACTAGCGTTTGCGGCGCTTTTAAGTCTATTAAACAACCTGGTTCTCCTAGGTTGTTTATGTTAACGCCCGTACCACAGGCGCAAGATGATATTAATCCCATATTGATTCTAGTTTAGTTTAAATTAGTTAAGTAGTAAAGTTAATTATTATTTTTTATTCAATTTCAGAGTCTATAAATTCGCTATTTAGTATTTCCCTCCATTCGAAAGTTATCTCGTTAGGTACGGCGATCTCGCTTATCTTGTCAATGTAGGCGATTGCCGTGATGTCATTTATGAAACAAAGATTGTTTTTTATTTCAATGAAACTGATTTTTACAACGTCGCTTATAGTTATCTCTAACAGCTCCTTATTGTCTAATGATGTAACTAGTCCTCTCATGGTGCTTGTCTTCCTATTGCTGTTTGCATTGTTAACATTGCTTCGTCCTCAAGTATTGCCTCTGCGTCTGAAAACGCCAACCCAAAGGAATGAAAACAATACTCTTCTGACGAAAAACTTGCGGGCGTCCCGTTCTGACTCCTTGCGCCTATTAGTATTGTTGTTGTTGGCGAGGTGCCTCCGCTCTGTGTATCGGCATCTATTGAAACGCCGTCGACATAAACCTCTCTATTGTTACTCGCTCTATTAACCCCTACAGAATAACCCTTCCTCGTGCCTACTGTGCCGTTTGGAAACCTACCACTTGCCGCCGTATAGATAAAACTGTATACACTGGAACCGTCATTTGCAAGGCCAAAATTAGAGGGAACGCTGTCTTGCGATCCAAAATGATAAATAAAACCACTAGAGTTATCGGTACGAGAATAGGCTGAACCATGCGCATCATTATCAACCAAATCGGTTGCGGGGGAGATTCCCGTATCTCCATAACTTGAGCCGTTTGCCGTCCATCCTGTAGGTTGAAAGTCACTTCCCGCCGTGTTGAACCATGTAATAGCTTTAACGCCCGGAGTTATTGAATTGATTGCCATAGTTTCAGCGGTGCCACCCATTAAAGGGTAGGCATACGTATATCGCCCATAAGTTCCCGCTAGTTTCCTTGTTGTTACCCATGTATTATAAGCCTCTTTTTCTATGTCTGTAAGCGTTCCTACAGCCTCTACAGCCAGAAAGTATACCTGTGCGTCGTCGTCATAATCAACCACTTCTATCGATCCACTCGCCGTACATTGTGGGATCGGGAGCGTGTCGTCTGTTACAGCTACAGAAATAAGACCCGCCGACAATCCGATAGCGGGATTTGTCGTTTGTCCGTCACTCCATAAAAAAGTAATGTTGCCCTTTGCGTTTATCACGTTTGCCGTTGCTGTTCCGTCGCTCCCTCCGTTTGTTGAGGTTGCCGATAGTGTCACGTCAAGGGTACACGCTAACAAAGAACGATCAACGCAAGCGTCTCGCTCAACTTCTATGTCTATTTTAAGCTCAACACCGCTCAGATTTTCACCAAAATATTGCTTTGTATGTCCTGAGTCGCTTGTAAACTTTCCGAAATTGGCGTGAGGTATAATCTTATATTCCGATACTTCGTTGAATTTACCGTTGTCTCCCTTTATAACATTGACAAACTCCTCTGCGAGTTTCATCATTGGGCGAATTATATCAACGTAATGTTTCGGAGAAAAGTCGTTAAGTTTACTTTCATCCATGAAGAATATACGAGCTGAGTAACTTAACCCAAAAGGATTGTCGGGGTCTGTATTCCTGTCCTCTTCTAGTATCTCATAAAGCCATATAAAAGGGATTCTGTCAGCTCTTAATTTCTTCGCTTGCTGTTTGTTTGCTGTTATTATCGGCGACCCGTGGACATAATGAGGGGCGTAGACGGTAAAATCTCCCGTCGGTGGCTCTGTGTCGGCGGCTGTTTTTCCGCTTACGATTAAATTAGCGTCTTGCGTAAATGCCTCAACTCTGTAATTCTTACCATCAATTACAATGTCTTTACCTGGGCGAAGGTGTAACGTATCAAATGTGCTTAATTGATACATTGGTGGAACCGTTAACAAGTCCGTGACCTTTCGAACATTAACAACGAGAGGCAATTCGGCGACAATCTCCTCGGTTATTAGTACGGCGTCTTTTTTTTGTTGGGTCATTTATTAAAGTATTCCTTTGATCTCTTTGTTTTGTCCGTTGAATGTCGGATAGTTTGTTGAATTTTCTATAATATATATTTGTATTGCTCTATACGATTCAACCCCTCTGTTATACCTAGAGCTTAATCCCGCAATTGCATTACTAGCACGCTCTGAATTTTCCATACTTGACGCAACATTACCAACTACTGTATTTGTAATCTTTTGGTTGTTAACATAATCTACAAACGTAAAGTACTTCAACATTTCAATTATACCATCAGATTCCAAGTGTTGATTTGGACACGTTAACCTATCTTCAAAGAAGGGATTAAATATGTCTACATAAATCTGTGTTTGTGGTATGTTGTTGACGTCTAAATCAGCGATAAATAAATCGTATAGCTCTTTGCCGAATAGTTGTTGTAATATCCTTAGTTCATTGTCTACGATATACGATTCAAGCGTAATCTCACTCTCTCCATTAGTGCCTATTTCGTAGCGTGTATTGTTATAGTCTGAGAATATTGACCATTTACCCATATTGATATTAATTAATAAAAGGGGAATTACCCCCGATTATATGTTTTTAATCCTCCTTGCTCTCTTCTTTTGCTTCCTTAACTTCAGGCTTTGCGCCTTTGCTAATAGATGAAACATATTTTTGCCTGTCTTTCTCTGTTGACTTCTTTGCGAAACCTTCATCAATAAACATTTTACCCGTTGAGTCTGCAACCTCTTTAATTGATCCTTTAGAAATACCTGAAGGGTGTTTCTTTGTAAACAATATGTACATAATTTTAATTTTTTAGTTGGTACTAAATTACAAAAAAAACCCGTCCAACATTTGAACGGGTTTTCTGTAGTTTATAAAGTAAATATTAAACCTCTATAGCTGTTACTATTGTAGCAATAGTATCATATATAAAAGCTTGCTCATCTAAGTTCTTCACAAAAGCATGAAATCTTGATTCGCCTACCATAGTAAATTTGTTTGTGATCAATTGGTCGTTGATCCATCCGATTCTTACAGTATATCCAACGTACCTAGATACGTTATATTTTGTAAGGTCAGCAACAAACACTTTACCAGTAGCAATGTCATCAAAAGGAACAATTAAAACCCCACCTATTACAACTCTATTAAATAGCGAAGCCATAGGATAAAGAGGTCTATTGTTGTCGTCTTTCGCTGCTACAAAGTTTAAGAAAAAATCAACTTTGTTTAACATCGCAATGTTAGCAACATAAGATTCTTCGTCTGTGTAGTTGTGGGTAGTGCTTATGTCTGTAACGCAAGCGTTTATAACATCCATGATATTTGCACTTCCAGCCGGTAATTTACTAGCCATACCACCCGCAACAAATGTACGAGCGTAAACCGTAGCACCTTTTGGATTTGCACCCGTTCCATCACCGAAAAGGATTCCGCTTTGACGTTTTAAATCATGCTTCTTTCTTAACAAATCGTTAGCTATAGCCTGTAGATTTGGTATGTCTTGAACGGACTCAGTAGTCAATATCTCATGGGCCGCTGTCTTAACTGGTGTTGCATATCGTGTCTCGATTTTAAAATCGATTTGCGCCTTGCTTGCACCCTCTGCCAAGAAAGTATAATCACCATCTTTCGGAGTAGACTCTGTATAAGCGTAAGCCGCCTGAGTCGTTGGGAAAGTTGTGATCAATGAGTCAACTATAGGTAATCTTAAATTGATAACTACTGGGGGTGCAATTTGTACCCCTGTCTCGTTTGGAACTGTTCCTACATTAGTAGCCGAACCGGTTGTCATATCTGCAACGGCTTTTACCGTCAACTCAATAGTTCCCGCACCCGCTTTGTGCATAGCTTTTATCTCCTCTGTATTGTCAGAAATCCATTTATTAACTTCATCCACTTGACTAATACTTAATTCAGGCGTTTTGTCAACGAGTTTTTGCATACCTGTACCAAGTTCTCTCATTGATTTTTCTAGGCTCTCAACTCTATCGAAGTCAAGCTCTTTCAATTGCTTGTTAATAGCCTCTATTGCTTCAGAGTTGTCCCCGTCTGCCTTTGCTAAATCTACCAATTCTTTGTTCATTCTAACGCTTTCTGCTTTTCTGTTGTCAGCAAATTCCGCGTGATATTTTAGTTGTGCCGATTCGTCCAATTTGTTGAACTCATCAAGCGATAATTCTTTAAATTCCATTTGAATATATTTTTTAAATAAATAATTTGTTATTGGTCGTTTGAGTGTCGCCTGACTGCTCGGTTTTTGGAGTGTCGCCCGACTGCTCCAATTTCGTTTGTATTGATGTCGTGGGTGTAAGCGTATTACTACCCTTTACAACCGCTGATCCTTCTATTACTCTGGCCTCGGTTACGGCCCAGAAATATCCTTGCTTGTTAACTTCTTTGCTGTTAACAATATCGTTAATATGTTTTTGGTATACGTCAAATTCTGCCTTAAATTCCGTCGAATCATTATTAACCGCTAACGCTATTTTGATATATCGCATCCCTACACTGTGATTTTTAACATGTCCCTTTGCGTATTGGTTAAACATAAACTCGTTTCGAGACTTTTCAATCAACGATTTAAACATTAAAGCCTGTGTTTCTCCTTGGAATCTTTTATATCCCAGCTCCTTCCATGTCATAACAGGGGCAGAAACTTTTACATTGTCTGATATTACTTTATCAAATTTCATTTCATGCTCTTGTAATAGAAATAAATCTTTGTCTTGACGTATTGATTTATCCCAAAGGCCGTTGACATGGACGTCGTCGTGCGAGTCCATTACGTTAGTCGTATTTATAATAGATTCAACCTCAATTTTATCTGCGCTTGATACGTCAGCGAATGCCGCCTTTGATACTTCGCCCTCTATGCTGCATTGAATAGCATCGGCAAATTTTAACGTACTCTTTTTAGTCGCTATGTGTAAAGATTTATTCTCGATCAAGTGATCAAACAAATCAAATTTATCAGCGAATACTGGTATCTCTATCATTTTTTAACGGTTTTACCTTCGTTTAATTGTTTCTCTTTGATCTTTTTACCGGCCTTTATAGCCTCTTTATTTACTCCTTTTTTAGTGTCGCCCATTATTCAAAGTTAGTATTATTTTCAATTTCAACTCCGACCAAGCTGTCTACCATCGTATCGGATAAGTTGTAAATCTCTTTTAACATTGCTTTTTTACTTTCGATGTCAATAGGCATTCCCATAATAACATTAATACCATCAACGAGAATTTTATCTTTTTCTGCTTCCTTTTTTTGGTCTACTTGTAACGCCTCAACCTTTGACAAATCTGGATCAATAAAATATTTAGATTGACCGTTAGGAAAATCAGCTTTACTATATGGATCAACAACGGCGACCTGGTAAGAGGCCATATATGATCTAAGGTTCGGAAGTACTGCGTTTGTCCATAACATCTTATCGGCTGCGGATAGGTTGCTTTGAATCCTGTTTGCGGGGTCGTTAAAATGTGAGCTTTGAACGTCGTATATGTTGCACAAGTCCCTCATCTTTAAAATTTTGTCCTCTAGTATTTTGAGTTGCGTCGGGTCTAATCCTAATCGGGTAAACTTAACCTTTGCGAATGACTGAATTATTTTTCCGAATTTGGTCGGGCCTGAAATATCGTTATCTAAAACGGCTTGTTGCCTCTTTCTTTCTGTAGGTGTCAAAAAATCTTCGCCCTCATTTGAAAGGATTCCTGCCACTCCTTGATTTTCTAATATCGAGGCGCTTGCCGTTTGATTGTTGTCCAATCCTACAACTGTCAAGTAACCCGCAACGAGTGGACTCAGTCCGTAAAGATTATCAATTCCGTATTTGGTCGGGTTTGTATATTTTAAGTGTGTTACCTCTTCGACGGGGATAGTTATATCGTTCATCCCGATGTGATAAATGTATTTCTGAGGGACATTTATTTTACCTTCAAACCTCGAAACAATCTCGACTAATTGGGTATGAAGTAACGAAACCTCTGACGGTGTTGTAAATCCAACGGGAACCAACGGATTAAAATAAACGTTACCAGATAAAAGTAAATGCAAAATACCTTTTTCTGTTTGACCTTCTCTTGTTTCTTGTGGGTTTGGCGTGTTTATTAGGTCATACAATGGCCCGTTTTCGATTAGCTCAATCTTGTCTCCTGTCTTTTTTTTGAGTAACCAAGGAACCGTTTTTGCGTTCCTTGCTATCTTGTTTGTGATTGCGTAAACGTCTGAACTTTTTGCGAACCCTTGATCGTAGGCAAAATCTTTATTTGATTGATTTACTTTATATTTTTGACCTAATCCGAATACATTGTTCAGTGATGTTGATCCTTTAATGTCCATCAACGAATCGTATAAATTACCCCAATAACCCATTTAATGATTTTAATATTTCGTAATTACCATGTGAGGTAAAGAATTAATCTTGATAAAGTAAAAGTAAATAAAAAAATGATTATGAAATCAAACGCTTTGAGCGTACACCATGTGACAATATCTAGTAGCATCCCAAAAATGATTATGATTATCGTCGGGTTGATTTAGTGATATACCTTTTATTTCCTTCATTCTGTAATTTTCTTGCTCAATCCGAGCGTGTTTAACTAGGTTATTGTTCACAATATGTATTCGCTTTTCCTTCATTGATAGCAGCCAAAACATTACCGATTTTTTCTTTTTAACCTTTCTCATCATCCAATCGAATTGTCTCATTTCTTTAACCATTTCGACGGTTCCATGATGTTCTTTTGTGTATTTATCTGAGCTATCTGCAATAATTAATTTTTCTTTGTCTACTCCGATTGCCTCATAATACTGATTTAAAATACTTGCCGTTTCGATTGGGTGATAACAAAGTAATTCTACATAAATATTATTACCTTCTTCTGCATATTTAACAAGGGCGTTCGGGTCGGCTGTGAATCCGAAGTCATTGCCGTAAATGAAATCAATGTCGGGAAACTCGTCAATGTAATGTACAGCCTGAAATATTAGCCCCTTCATTGCGCCCCTTAGTCCTAATCCGTAAACCTTCCATCGAAATTCGTCAGCCGTTTCGTTCTGAATATTGGCTTTGTTTGGTGGTGGTTGATTGTGTTGGTCTATTAATTGGCCTTTGTAGCGTATTTCTTGCCCCTTAACTTCATAACTTCCAGACTCCCAAGGCTCGTAAGACTCTATTTCAATGATAACAGACCGTTGTAAGTGCTTGTTATTCTCATAAGTCGAGTGAGTAAAGAATGTATTTGGTTGATTCCTGAGTTTAAAACACCAGTGTTGAGTAAATTTCGGGTTCCAATCCATAGCGAATAACTTCCGGCAACGCATCCGGAGGCCGTCCGACTGTGCTTTCTCGGTTTCTAGTGCCTCGTTAATGAATATAATATCGCTCGGATAACCCTCTGTATTTTTCTCGTCATCCAATCCACGGAAATAAATATTGTTACCCCATAAATCATAAAACGGTTTTGGGAATGACTTTAATTTGTTGGCGTCAAATATCCCCATAACCCTGAGACATGACTCCCATTCTTTAAGCGTGAAGTCTCGGCAATTGATTAGCGTGTCCCGTAGTATGTAAATATCGTTCCCCTTGCCTCTGTTATGGTCGCAAAACAACACGAGAAAATGGAAAAAATCCCACGTCTTACTTGACCTGCTCCCCCCTTCATTGCAAATAACAACCTTTCCGTTGTGTCGGTTCTGGTCGTAAATGTCTACGATCTCATGGAATAGATTGTTTGGGTCAAAGTTCATAACAGCATTATAAAAAACAAATTCGTTTTACTCATTCGACGGCTTAACGCCTTTTTTTATTATGGCGTTAGCTGCAATTAAAATTTAAATAGTTGCAACTTTTCAATCTCTTGGTTATACATCCGCTTTATAAAAGGTTTAAATGGTTCGTAATCATTCTTATCTTCAATCCATTCCCTTTCATCCATTTCACTATTCCATATCATAATCTCGCCAAAGTTTACAATATCAACATATCCATTTGTAGAGTAGCTAAAGTCTCTACCTATTTCACCAACCTTTTCATAAAGCTCTTGGTTTAGCTCATTAATAATTTCTAAGTAATTCATATTTTTAAATTTTAAAAGTTCACTTCGTCAGCTAACAACGTGTATATTGCATAGCCTATCGGCATACGCACCATACACAATGCGTTGTGGAGAATATCACTCCCAACTATACACCTCGTCATTATCATAATCGAGTGCTTCATGTTTCTTTCTATTCCTTCTCATTCTCTCAAAGTCTTCT